TGCCTCGGTCTTGTCCGAATATAACTCCGTAATGTGTTTTAGGTTCAATGTGGTTTTTAAGTGCGTTAAAAACTTGCTCTAATAACACAACATCTTTTTGGCAGTACTTAATCATTTTAGCCATAGCCACTTTGTCCTTATACAGAACAATGTCCTTCCATAAACTATACTCGGTCTTTATCTTAGTGCCAATGCCTAAGTAGTCAGCTATGTAATTAAGCTTGTTGCTATTAAATCTAAACTTTTGACGTGCTACTTTTAGCGTGTCTATTGTAACATAAGAAGGGAACATTTCTATTTTATGAAACAAGCACCTGGTTCTTATCCACGCAAGGTCGAACTTATCGCCATTATGTCCTACAAGTTCCGAAGCAGTATTGGCTACTTCAATAAAACTTTGTAGCATCTTTTTATCGTTTTGTTTGCTATCCCATTGTAAGTGATAAACTTCTTTTTCGTCTTCCCACTTGTAGCAGATACAAATTACTGCTCGTTCTTTAATAATGTTTTCAGGACCAATATTAAGTTTGTAACCAGAACTCCAAAAGAAGCCTACGTTTGCAGAAACTTCAATGTCAAAGAATAGTCGTTTTCGTTTTGATTTTAGCATTATTTATTTTTTGCTGAATTTATCGATTGTGGTGTAACCCATAGCAAATAGCGTGAGATACAATACCGCATCTACCAACTTATCGCTTGGGTTAATTTTTAAGATTATGTTTAAGAACAAAGAAATAAAAAGACATAAGCTGCCAAGCAAAGCCACTACTCTTTTGTGGCTAATACTGTTGCTTTCGTCTGATAATAAATTAACTAATATAGTTCTAAAGTTGCTCATATAGTTTAGCTTCATTTTGTGATTAAATCATATGACCAAATATATCCGTATGCTATTTTTCTTTCTTTTCTACAAACTGAATGTATATTACCAATAGAGTAAGTTTTATATACATTTTTAATATCAACACCATATCTCCAAGTATTAATTAAGTTTAATTCTAAATCATATTGGTAAATTTTTTTTCTAAGTTTACCATTTTCTAATCTTGAATTAACCATTTTATCAATACCTTCTTTAGACATTTTTGTACCTTTTCTTGAAGGTGGTTTAGATTTTCTTAATTTAGCAGCTTTTGAAATACTGATTTTGTGTTTATCACTAAGTTTAACACCCGTTCTAATATTAGATATTTTCTGCCTTATATCTAATCTTTTCATAGGGTTTTTATCTCCAAACATATTTGGTGGGTTTTCTCCACCTATTGTCATATTAACTAAGCAACCTGTTCCTAAATCTTTGCGACCATATAACAATATAAATTCCTTCTCTTTTTCACAAGCTTGTTCCCAAGTCAAATTGTCCATTAATATTTCTACTTCATAGTTAGCCTTATTAGCTACATTATGCCAAAATATAGACCTACCTGTTTTTGATTTTTCAAAAGCTCTTTTATATGAATTGTCTTTGCCAATACCAATATAAAATGGTTCATTTTTATCTAATCTAATATGCCTATAAACATATGCCATTATGGAGTAAAATATAGTTTTGACTCTGCGTTTCTTCTTCTTTGTAATCCTAATAAAACCCTGTCATTTGCACGTACCCATTTTTTAAATTCTGCCCTAATGCTTGGGTCTTTAGGGTTTGCGTTTACCTTTCTAAGTAAAGTGCTTCTCCTAAAATTCCCCATACCTACATTAAAAGCAAACGAAACAATCGCAGAAAAATTGTTTGCCGTTACATTTGATTTTACAAGCACATCTACGCCTTTTGCAAAGTCATCTACTATTGCGTTAAAGTAATCTTCTGCCTGTTGCTGCGTAATTACATCGCCTTCTTTTACTTTTGTTCCGTCAGGGTAAAAAGTCAAACCCCACGATATTGTCCATAAACCAGCAGGGCATTTGTACGCCTTTAATTTGCAGCCTTCGAACTGCTTTATTAAATCTCTACCTGCTTTGTTTACTTCCATAATCTATTCCAATAAGCTAAAATTAACACAATCGCTATTATTAGACCGATTAGAGCCTTCCAAAAGTTATTCGCAGTACTTACCTTGTTTTTATCTACAATCGAAATTTGACGCGTTTCTGTGCGATTAAACGCTATCGTGTCTTTTTTAACTAAGCTATTGTCGGTTTCTTTCTCTTTTGTTTGGTACACCCACTTAGTTACGATTTTGGGAACTACTATAATGCTATCCTTTGTTACACGGATTGTGTCATAGATTGTAACCTCTTTTGTAAATACCTGCTCCTTTTCTATAATCTTGGTAACGCTATCGTAAAAAGTAAGATGCACGGAGTCAATCTTAGTTGTCCCCGTGCTATCAAATCTCTTTTCAAACTTCTTAACCGAAGCGCAAGATGTAAGTAATAAGGCTAAAAGTATTATTCTCATTTGAGTTTCTTAGTCATTTTCCAATAGTATCGAATAGCCATACCGCCTGAAACAATAGCAACCAAACTCGCCAACAATGTGAATAGTGGTTGAATACTCGTAATGCTTAATGTAGCACTTACTAAGGAAACGATTGTTGATTGGTCTGCTTGGTTGTTATTTGCCATTATAATTCTTCTTCTTCTTGTTTGTTAAATTCTATGCCAGTAGTCCAATCTTCTAAGAATGTAAAATTTTCCAAGCCATTAGGATTGACTACGTTAATTATTTGAAAATCAAATTCTTTATCATTTAGCGCATCAATGTCCTTAGTTAGTTTCTTGATGCCTTCTTTGTTAAACTTGTAATCGCCTTTCTCATTAAGGATTAAAATACCTTTTTCGTCTACCGAAGCGTTGTCTAATCTTAATTCCTCAACTTGCTTGTTGTAATCTTCAAGGCTCTTACTAATCTTTTCTTGAACTTTAAAAAGCTTCTTTTGAACTTTTGTTTCCTGGTTGCCGATAACGTTGTTAAGACGGCTCACTAATTGCAATAGTTGTTTGTACTTCATTTTCATTGTTTTTTATTTGTAAAGATAATTGTGGATTGCTAAACGGCAAAGGTAAATTTACGATTGGCGGGTTTTTAAGGTTCTCAATCTGTGTAGCTAAGTTTAAGTCCATAGCTTCTACGTTGTTACCTGCAACTAACCACTCGCATACTTGCTCGTAAGTTAAATCTTCGTAAGCAGTAAAATCAGTTTCCGAAGGAGTAGCACAAGCCATTGCTCCGTAAATTTCTGCGGTGTATTCTCCGTCTTTTCCTTCGTATCTCCAATGTACTGTTTTAACTACATCGGTTAAACCATCTTCGCTTGGTGCGGTGTCCATTTGGCTAATAAGCCATTTTGTTTCTAATGCCATTTTTATTTTATTTTAAGGTGTCCCTTGTAATGCAGGGATTGAATAAATTTGTCCGTTAATTTCTATATAAATAACTCCTGTGGCAGTACCAGTTCCACCTGCTGCATAGCTTCCAAGTTTCCAAGGTTGTGCGCTACCAGAACTTGGTGCGGTTGTTTGTATTGCACCTGCCTTACTTACACTAAACTGAGAAACGCTACCTACTTTTAAGTTTAATAATTTAGAAGATGCTCCACTTGCCGTGTTAGTTACGTTTAAGTAAATACCATCAGGGTTGCCTGTTGTGTTCCAAGTTGTATCAAGGTATAATGCACTTGCATTTGATGAAGATGAAACTACTTGACCTGAACCATCAAAGTAAGAAAAGCTACTTGAAGGCAATACTGTATTATATTGACCTGTGATTGCAACACTTCCTGCTACTTGTAGTTTTCCTAAAAAGCCCTCTGTTGTTGTTCCGATTAATAATGCTCCACCACTTGTTATGCGCATACGTTCGGCATTAGTAGAGCCAGTCCAACCGCCAAATAAAATATCTCTACTTGTACTATTTGCCATTAAAGCAATGTGATTTGTTGTGCTTTGATAACCTATCGTTAATCCACCATTGCCAAAATATGCAACACCATAAAAGTTACCGCCACTTGATAATGTACCTGCATCTGTATATAGATTATCAATGACTAAAGGGTAACTCGGAATTGAAGTTCCTATCCCAACTAACCCCCCACTTGTTATGCGCATACGTTCGGTGTCATTGCTACCAAATATTAATGCTCCGCTTGTTCTTGCATAAAGCAAGTAGTTATCTCCGCTTGGATATTGATAA